ATAATAATATTACCACGAGTAGTAATACCATTAATGTGGTTTTTATCTATCTGGATTTTAGTACGTTTAGCAAATTCAACTTGTTTACCATTTTTAATGGCTTTAATTTTTGAAGTACCAGCATTTGAAACATTTCCGAATGTTACAACAAACGTAGCATCAAACCACATAGCAAAACCACCTTTATTCATTAACTTAGGTTGACTCATAGGCGTTTCAGCTTTTGCAGTCCATACCTTATTAATAGCAACTAATGTATTAGTATATTTAGATGATTCCTTACGGGATAGTGTAATTTGTTGATTTACACCATTACCAAATTGAGTTGACATCGCTCCAGCATTCCATTCATTATTGTTTTTATTAGAACGAACCGACAGCTCACAAGGTACTGAACCGATCGAATCCCATAGGAACATTAAATCGTATGGTAAATTACCTTTTTTCTGCTCATCAAGCAAATCTAAAATAAATGCTGCTACATCTTCAATGGTGTGAATAGTTTCGCGGTCAGCATATAAGAAAAAACCTTTATAATCGAGTAATTCTCCAGTTTCTTCGTCATAAACTTCATCTAATTTTAGACCCATTTGCTGACAATGCTCCCAAGACCATTTCATTTCAGTAATAATGAATACTGGTAGTATGCCTACTTTTTGAGCATTGACTGCAGCCTCAATAAGTGCTGTAGTTTTGCCTGTATCACTATGCCCCCTGAGTAAGCAAATATGACCTATTGGAATACCAGGTACACTTGTTACTTCTTGGTAAGCATTAGATAGTGGTACCCACTGCTGATTTTTAAATTTAACATTACCGAGTAAACCTTTTTTATTTTTGAATTTATCTAAATCAAAATTTGATTGAATCTCGGCCGTCACCGCAGCCGATAAAGACTGGGTTGGTTTTCTACCTTTTGCCATATATTATTTTAAATCGAAGGGAAGATCACTTTCAAACATTTCGTCAAATTTATCTGATTTACTTTGTTTTACAGTTTTAGTTAAAGTGTTTAAACTATAATTTGTTTTAGGAGCTACTTCAACTTCTGGTTCTTTTTCGTTATCAATGATATCACCTTCTTCTGTTGAATCTTCGGGTACTAGAAATTTAACAAGAGATTGTTTCATTTCTTCGTAAGACCACTTTTTAAAGACTTCTTCTGGGTTAGGTTGATCACTTAACCATAATTTAACTTCAGATACTTCTACAGATAATGGAGTTTCTCTAGTTTTAACTCTGATAGAAGATTTATTATAGCTAGTACCTGTAACTTCAGGACCAACAGTGTCAACTGTAAAATCACGACCAGCTGCCACATCAGTGTAATCACCAATATCATCATCGTCAGCAATTGACATAAGTTCAAGATACATTTCTTTACCAAATTGCCATAAGCGTACTCCTTTGTCTTCTTCACCACGTACAATAACCGGTACAAAAACTCTCATTTTAGGATCAAGCTTTTTAGCTAAACGCCAATTTTCTTTATCACTAGTTTGACGGAGTTGCTTTACAGTCTCAGCAATAGGATCTTTTTCACCAAAGTTTATAGGTGAGATCATAACTGGTTTGTCAATACCATAATAAAAAAGGAGTTCCTTAAAAGGAGAATTATCATTGTATTTTGAAGGTACAATTCGAATTTGAACTTTTCCAATTGGTGGTTTCCAAAATGAATTTTGATTTCCTCCTTTGCTTTGTTCGGGTTTTTGCTGCATTGCAGCCATTTTTTGTTTTATAAAATTTAAATCCATAGTGTGTAACTTATTAATTTGTAACCAAATATACAAAACCTTTTTTAAAATATCAAGTTAAAGTTCAATAATCTTATGAATTTTTGTTCTTAATAATTTTAATTCATTCTGCTGTGTTAATAGTATGGTGTTTTTATAATTTAACCAATCTATTTTAAATTTAGGATCAACAACACCGCCATTTAATTTTTTAATTAGCTCATTTAGAGCATTAATTGTGTATAAAGTATTTGATTCTTTTTTTCTATGAACTAAGATAGTATTTAAAGGTATATTAGCTAGATTAGTTAAGTCAATATTATATGTAATAACATATTCATTGTTATCTTTTACTTCTAAAACAAAAATTTTATTGTATAGGATAGTATACTTATATGATAAATCTGAAATAATATCTTCTATAAGATTTTCCTGTGTAAAGGTACAAAATAACTTATTATTCAAATTTATGGCTTTTAGATTAGTCTCACCATAAATATCGTATTTCATTTTAAAAGTTGTAATTGATTCCATTTTTTATTTGATAAGTTAAATTGTGTTTTGTAAATACATTACTAATTAATTGTATTAAATCTTTTTCATTAATACTAAAATCAAATAAAAATGAATCAAAAGTGTATAATACTAATTTTGTATTTTTTCCTTTTAATATTTTAAAAAATTCCCACATTAACTCAATATTGTATGCTGTCTCTAAGTTTTGGATTAAATAGTTTAATAACTTTTGGGGATTCATATTTTCCAGCTTATCCTTTTTAAAGCAATATCCTGAAATGGGTACGATAACTTGTCCTGAGTTATTGAACACCTCCCATAAATCATCTACATATACTTTTACCTTTTTAAAAAATTCAAGGTCCTCGTATTGGGGTAAAATCCCTCCATATAGCTGTTGTAAAGTTAGGATTTTCGCATTTTGTCTATCCATCCCATAAATTTCTGCAAAGTGACTATAAATATCCTCATTACCAAAATCATAATCAACCAACTTAGCCAACAAAGTAGGATGGTAAGCGCTAATATCGAACTCAATAAACGTAGAATTCCTCGGGATAAAAGCCTCTCTGCAACCATTTTCTTTATTAAGTGCCGCATAATTTACTTTATTAAAAGTATTTGATGGTCGTGTTGTAAGTGTTTTATAGTTATATTTTGTAAAAACATAGGGTTCCGTTGTTTCATTAAAATATTTGCTATATAAATCTATATTAACGTGTAAACCACTTTTTTCTATGCTACAGAATACCCAACTTGCTTTTTCATTGTAAAATTGATTTACAGGTTTGTCTATTAGGTGTTCTATTTCTTCAAATAAAGCTTCACAATACTCATAATGTTTAACAATTGGTATAATTGTATTTACATCGGTTCTTTGTTTATGTTTACTATAAATAAATTCGTGAGCAACTGTATACTTAACCTCTATTTGGTTTGGGAAAGTTACATCAAAAGTTTGTTTTAAAGGAAAATAATGTAAAAATTCTTTTTTGTCTTTAACAAATATTTTTTCTAAATTTTTAATAAGTAAAAAAACATCGTCTTCAAATAACAAACTAGACTCTGTATGGTAAATGGGTAATAAGTATCCTTTATAATCATTTAAAGGACGAAAATAAATAGCACAAATAGAGTTTTGTGCGGGGTGTATAAAAGGATTATAGGGTATAATTTCTATGAAGACCTCTTTACCTAGATTTTCTTTAAATTCTTTAAATTGTTGGAGGGATTCAACTAGCCAAAACATTGTATACAATAACCTTTAAGTCATAAAGATACAATAAAAATTTTAATAAAACAAATTAGGTTTTAAAGAACTTAGTGTAGTCAAAATTTAAATATAACCCTAAACCTTTAATACCATATTGTTTTTCAACATTATCAGTAGTTCTAGCATTAGTTTTATAAACTTCTTCTTTAATACCGGTTAATTGCCAAGGTAAAACAATAGCTAAAACAGATTGGTATAAAAACTTAGCTTCTTTGTTAATTAAAGAATTATAATCTCCTTGACTAATTTCAACATATTTTTCACCACTTAAAGTTTTATAAAAGTATCTATTAAATTGAGTATTTTTATAATCTTGCTCTGTAGGTTTTGCAAAATAAAATTTGGGGTAAATAGGTTGCAGTGAATTCGGATCTTGTTTTGTTATAATTGAATACTGGAAATTTGGAGATGTAAATCTAGCATCTAAAATTAAATCATTATCTATATTTGTTTGAGTGGGATTTAATGAAGTTTCTTCTATTGGGATTAAAGGTACTGAATTTGGGTCTTGTGGGTTTTTACCTGTAAATTGTTGTTCAAGAGAAGTTTCATAATAATTCCCAACATATAATTCTTTTGTTGCAGAATTAATAAACTCATTACCATTTGTAAAAAGGTTTGTACGAATTTGGGTTTTAGGGTAGTATATCATTTTTTAAGATATAGT